TGGCGGTGCAGATGCAGTATTCATGAATAAACGTGTTAAACGTCAAATTCTAGCAGTATTACAATCTAGTGACCACTATATCGAAAATGGCGTTGACGCATTCGGAAAGCCTGTAGAAAAGTATGCCGGTGTTCCTTTACTTACAGTAGAGAACGAAATCCTAGGCGATACTGATCTATATGCTGTTAAGTTCGGTGCTTACACGCACGTAACTGGCTTAACTAATGGTGGCGTACAAGTTCGCCGTTTAGGTGAAACTTCTGCTAAAGCCGTTGAAATCACAAGAATTGAATTCTTCTGCGGTATGGCACAGTTCAATCCATACGCTTCAGCACGCTTAAAGAACTTTGGTGTAGACCCAGCTTAATTGGTCTACCTTAAGTTAACTTAATGTAACTGAATATAATTTTAACACAATGTGGGGTTAGGGTGCAAGCCCTAGCCTCATTTTTTTTATGCCTAAAAGGAGGTTATTAGATGCGTTCAGGATATACGCACGGTTCCATTGTTGAAGGTTCTGAGATTATGCAACCTGTAGAAGTACAAGGACATGTACACCAATCAGCACAAGCACATAATGCTGTTTCTATTCCTGCTAATCTTTGGAATAACAGTTCATTTATTGATTGTGCTGGATTCGATAGTATCTCAGTTAACGTAGTTGTAGATAACATTTCTACAAATGCCTTTGTTGAAGTAGGCTGGTCAAACGATGGAATTAACGTTCACGGTAAAACGCTATTATCTTCAGGGATGAGTTCAGCATTACAAGGAACATTCTTTACACCTGTAGGATTACGTTATGTACGTGTTCAAGTTAAAAATCAAGATTCGGCTAATGCACACACAGTTTCTTCAATCGTGAATCTTAAAGCATAGGAGGTTATTAGATGCAATATGAATATGGTTTAACTGAGGAACAAATTAAGTTAATTCAGGAACGATGCAATGAAATTATCGAAGCATTTGTACCCGATCAGAACTATGGTTCTCCTAACACTATGTATGTAGTTTCAAAGTACAATGAAGCAAATCCTAGTGAAGTTATCAATGGCAACATTTATGAATATGCAATGTCAGTGACATTTGAGGAACAACCAATGGAAGAAGAAGCAACACAAGAAGAGGCTTAATTGCCTCTTTTTTATTTATCTTAAAAGGAGGTCAATAAGTGGAATTATCAAATAGATCAGCAAAGAAAGTACCCACAATTAACTTAGTTAATTCGGATAAAAGTAAATGGACTGTTGCCTCATCTGATACTTACTGGAATGAGACAAGCACCTCCAAACGTTTAAGACTTGCTGAAAAGATTCCTGTAAAACCTAACACACAATACAAGGTAAAAATCAACGGTAATTATCGTGTATTCATGCGTAATTATGGTGTTGGGGCTAATCAGATCAGTGATTCAGGCTGGATATATGATGGCTATATATTTACTACAGATGTAAATATGATTTCCGTAGGATTTCTTGTTGCACGTAATGACGATGGAAACATTACATTGGATGAACTAGATATAGCTAAACCAATGTTAGCACAAGGTCTTTACACGGTTAATATTCCTTATGAAGAAGTGAATAGAGAAGCAAAAAGAAAACCTAGAAAGAACTTAGTAAAGCCTTTCACTAGTTCAGCTTGGGAACTTGCATATCCTTTCAAAGTAGTAAGCGATTATGAAGGAACGCTATCTTCACAGAACCCTGCTTGGGATACTAGCAAGTTTTATGTTCCTGTAGAAGCTGGAAAGACTTATACAGTTCAGGCAGAAGTTGAAGGAAACTTTAGTGTTGAAGTTTGGGAAAATGGAAAGAACTACGGGGCATTCACTAAAAACTCTACACAGTCTCGATACATGAAAGCTAGTTATAGCGTGTGGGAATTACGTGTTGTTCGTGACCAGCAAGCTATAGGAGATTTCAGAATCAGAAACTTAATGGTATCAGAAGGGATTGGAAGAGTACCATTTGAACCTTATGAGGAAATCAATAAGAAAGCCGTATTAGTTCCTAAAAAGAATTTAATTTCTATGGACATTAGCAAATGGCAAACAAGGTCTAATACTACTAATGTAAAGATTGAAGGTACTAAGCTATCTTGGGAAGCTTCAGCAACTTATGGCGGTGCAAACTTCTTCCTTGAACCTGAAGTATATGCTGGAAAAACTATTACATTTTCCCGTGGTGAACAGAATGACGGTGCTTCAGCTATCGTATTCTATAAAACTACAGATGGAACACAGCGATATATGGCACTAGATGTGGCTGATAAGTTAAAGGTAGATGTCCCTAGAAATGTAGTGGAGTTACGTTATTATGTTCAGAATGCCTATGAAGCGATTCAGGGTAAGACATATTGGGTTACTGATCTACAAGCAGAAATAGGAGATACGGCAACACCTTATGAACCTTATGAGTTATCACCTAAGAAATCATTATCACCTATCAAAAAAGCACCTTACAAAGACTATGCTTTTACATTCAAGCGTGAAAGTGTTGAAATGGTAAAAGGTGTTCAGTACGGTGTAAACAATCCACGTATTATAAACGGCGGTCTTATGGTTGAAGAAGGAACAGTTAACTTAGTTCCTGTTGCTACTGATTGGAAAGTTCCGTGGGTATCACAACTACCAGCACAATATTTCCCTGGCTTTGTTCGTCTTACATTAGACCTTTCAAAAGGAACTATTGCAGGCGTTAAACATAGTAAGTACTTTTCTGCTACTGCTGGAAAGAATTATACTATTAGATTTAAAGCACGGGCAAACCGTGACGGTGTATCTCTTAACTATTCTTACTTTATGGGTGGAGGATATAGCAACGGAAATAAAGCACTTTCAACGGCTGGATTTAGACCTGAATTAACAACTGAATGGAAAGAGTATTCTTTTACAACTACTTATGATAGTTCAACAAGTTCAGCACATGTTCTTTTTGGATTCTATAATTCAAATGGAAATGAAAATGGTGACTTTGTAGACTTTAAAGAAATTCAAGTTGAACAGAAAGATTACCCTACTTCAGTTACCGAAAAAGATCGTAAGAATGAAGTACCAACTTTAAACGTTACCTTGGATCGTCAAGCTGGTTCCATTGAAACAGAATTTGAATATAAAGATATTCCTACAAAAAGTCAGTATGTTTTTGATACTGTACAGAACAGATGGATTTTCTATAAGGATGCTTGGGACGATACAGTTTATGTTTACTTAGACGGTGTTCAATGTATTGGCGTTCCTAAATCTCTTTTACCTGAAGGGAAAATTAAAGCACGCATTGAGTGGTCAAATCCTAATGTGAGTCTTTATATTAACGGTGTCTTAGTAGGTACTGGAACGTATCTTGGAAGTAACTATACTACTAAAGACATTTATTTAGGCACACGTTACACAATTGTGGAACAACTAAATAATGTTATTTACTCATTCAAAGTAACAGACCGTAACGGAAAAATTATAGGTGAAATTTAAGGCACTCTTTATTGAGTGTCTTTTTTAATTAAAGGAGAGAGATAAAATGGCAAAAGTAGAAATGCATGTACCAAACAAAGGATATAACGGAATTTATGGCGGTGTTCGTTTTCATAATGGTGTAGGTATCTTTACAGATGTTGAAGTAGCTAAAGGGTTAGCAGATCGCTACGGGTATGAAATTGTAGAAATTGAACCTGAAGTAAAAGAAGCTAAACCCAAGAAAGCTAAAGCAGAACCTAAGGAGGAAAAACCTAAGGCACCTAAGAAACGTGCTTCACGTAAGAAAGCAGAACCTAAGGACGGTGAATAATAGATGGATTTACTAACTGTTCAAAACTATATAGAAGAGAATATTTTCTATCGTGAGAAGTGGGATGAGATTGACGATAAAACTAAACAAGTTGTAATCAATAACTCTGAGGCTGTTCTATTACGAGAACTTTCTCAGCACTTCAATGATAGTAAACCAATTCCTTTAGATGTAATGGCTGAACAATGCTTGTTTATGTTAGAAAAAGATGATTCACATAGACGTGCGGAAATGGGTGTAAGTTACTTTATGGCAAGTGGTCTTTATCTATCGTTTGATAAGAACGCTGATAACTTCACAATTGCACCTAGTATTTTAAGAATGTACCCACGTAGAAAAGTTGGAAGGTATCACGTAAGTATGAGAGATACACACAGAACTACTCGCCCGTTACCAAAAACTGAAACAGGAAAGACGTGGTATGAATAATGTTACCGTTAAATCAAAAGGTTAATGTAATTTTTGCAAATAAATCTAACGATGATTGGGGATTGCCTGTAAAATCAGATGAAGTCGTAACCTATAAAGTAAGGCTGGATTTCAACGCTGATGCAAAGATTATTGAAGGTGATGACGGTGCAAATGTTATCTATTCAGCCACTATTTATTTTAAAGGTTCTGTTCCGTTATCCTATAGTGATTTCATTGAGTATGATAATGGAATTGACGGATTAACTACAGACAATCCTAGAGTTATCTTTCCAATTACTGATCTTTCAGGTAAGGTAACTTACACTAAGGTGATTGTATAAAATGTCAGTTAAGATACGTGGTTTACAACAAGGCAAGAAATTCATTCATAACACTGTCAGAAAAACATCAATAGAGACTATGAAAGAAAACGTTAAAGACCTTAATAGGGTTGCTAGTGAAACTACGCCTTATGATGAAGGTGACTTAGAAGTAAGTGGTTTTCATAGTGTAGTAGCTAAAGGTGCTGAAATAGTTGGTAGTGTTGGTTTTGAAGTATATAACAAAGATTTCAATTACGCTGTTTGGACACATGAAGAGGACTATAACTTAGGAAAAGGTTCTCTATCAAAAGGTGGCGGTTCAGGTAACAGTGGTAAAAGTTACCCTGTAGGAAACAAATACTTAACTAGACCACTTGAAGGTGAAGCACCTTATTACAGAAAGATGCTAGAACAGGATATTAAAGAAGCATTGAAATAGGAGGTACTTATGATTTCAGTAATTGACGTTGTTAACTTCTTGAGGGCTGAATTTCCTGATCTCAGTATTTACCCTATTGAATATCCATTGAAGGCAACTGAAGGTGCAAGCGTGGTTACTCTACACGGCAATACTGAAGCAACGGCTGGATTATTCCCTGCTATTGTACAGATTAAGGTAAGAGACGTTCACCCGTCTTTAAGTGAGGCAACTTGCTTTAAATATAAGAAACTATTAGAAAACAAAACTAACTTTTATATAAACGATGTACAGGTAGTTATGGTTAAGTCACAAAATCCATTGCCGTTATATATGGGCAAGGATGAGAAAAACCGTTACCTGTACAGCAATAATTTTAGATTCGTATTTAATGAAGGAGGAAATAATTAAAATGGCAACTGGTCAGAAAATTGCAGGTGTTGATATTCTTGTAAAAGTCGGAACACCTTCTGTAGTAGTTGGTGGACAAAGTTCAGCAACAATCAATAGATCAATGGAGGTTATTGAAACAACTGACAAAACTTCCAATGGTTGGGTAACTAAGATTGGCGGTATTAAAGATTGGTCTGTAGAAATGGATGCATTTATGGTAGTTTCTGATGTTGGTTATACTGAACTATCTGACGCTTTCAAAAATCGTGAGTTAGTAGATGTTGAAACAGAAATTGCTGGTATCACTTATAAAGGTCAAGCCTTGATTTCAGATTTTCCAATCGAAGCAAATCAAGACGATGCTGTAACATTCTCGGTTACACTCGAAGGGTCAGGTGAGTTGTTAGAAACTCCCAGCGTCTGAACAGACTCGTATAGTACCTAACCTTATCTTAAGTGAGGGTAACTATTATTCACCTACTTATGATGTTCGTGATTCTACGGATGTCTTATTTAGGTTTATGTCTTGGGTAGATGAGTCGAACGTAACTATTCAAGAATCTTCAGACGGTCTTTCTTGGAACAATGTTAGCACATATATTATTCCTAAAAAATCTCTTACTTATATTGACTATAAGGTTACTGGTGGCTATGTTCGTACATTGTCTACTACTGATCTTGAAGTTTCTATGATGTTAAAAGGATAGGAGGAAATAATAAATGGCTGATTTATACGCAAACTTTGAAGAATTAAGACAGGCTAATAAATATGATAAGGACTATCACCTATTAATGGCGGTACGTCCTTCTTCTAAAATAGCATTTGTAACGCCTCATGGTGGAGGTGTAGAGGTTGGCTGTACTGAACTATGTATTGTTTCGGCTGGTACAGAACATTCTTATTACTGTTTTGAAGGCTGGATGTCTAGTGGAAACGGTGATCTTCATATTACTTCAACTAACTTTGATGAGGTAAACGGGCTTAAGGTTATTCATGATTCACATTACACAGTATCTTACCACGGCTACTACGATAGTACTAACAAAAATACTAAAGTTGGTGGCATGGATTTAGAACTGAAACACATGATTTATGACAACTTAATTAGTGCTGGTTTCGGTGCTGAAATTGAACCCGATGAATCACCGATTACTGGACAAGACCCTGACAACCTTGTTAATGAAAACAAGCGAGGAAAGGGCGTACAGCTTGAATTATCAACAGCACAACGTAATGCGTTCTTTGGAACAAATACCCGTGCTGAAAGAAGAAACACAACTACTGCTGAAATGGCTTCTTATGTCAAGTGTATTATGGATGCAGTAAACGCTTATGTAAAATAACTTAACTTATTATAGCTTAAATCAAATTAACTTAAAACTATTGGAGGAATTATTATTATGGCAAATGTACAACGTGGAGAAGCAAAAGTGATGTTAGACAAGGAACGTACTATTAAGTTTGACCTAAACGCATTAATTAACGTAGAGGATAAACTAGGGTTCTCTTTAGCAGAACTAGGTGAACATATGTCTATTAAGGCTATGCGTACTTTGTTGACTGCTGGTTTACAACACGAAGATGCTGAACTAACAGAAGTTCAAGTAGGTTCTTTAATTACTATGGATAACATGAAGGAAGTTCAAGAAGCACTAGGCGTAGCTATGGGCGGTGCTGAAGTAAAAAACTAAATTGGAGTGAGGTTAAGCGTTATGGTTATGGGTTGCTTGGATTAAAACCTGAGGAACTCTTTAGCCTCACTTATGTTGATTATCTTGAAATGGTGAATGCAAAACTTCATCATAAAGCAATTAACGATGATTTATTAATGCAACGTACAGCATGGCAAACTGCCTTACTTATGACTGCCTCAGGCAACTATGGTAAAAAGGGCATTAAGATGGATAAGCTGTACAAGCCACAATTTGATGAATACGGAAACGCTATTAATCGGATTAATGAGAATACTTTCAAGGCAATAGATAAAGAAGAAAAAGATAAAAAGCTGAATGAGTTGATTGAAAAATTTAATAAGAAATGAGAAAGGGATAGTTAAAGATGAATAGTATTGTCTTTGGCTATCCTTTTTTCTTGTATAAAGGAAGGTGAGTAAATGGCAAAGTTAGCCGATATTCTAGTATCACTGACATTAGACACTAAACAATTTAATAGACAGTTAAAGCAGGTATCTAAAAACATTGAATCTTTAGGAAGCAATGTAGGTACAGCAACTTCTATAATGCAATCTACCGTGCAAGCTTCTACTGATTCTATGGCTACAGGGATAGGTTCTGTAAATGATTCTATGAATCGTATGGAGGCAATTATTTCTAGTACAACTAGTAACAGTAGTAACAGCTTTAGAAGAATGAGTCAATCTTCTTCATCTATGACTAGACAACTAGGCACGGATTTAGAAAGCCATTACAAGATACTTAGACAAGCACAGACAGAATACGCAAACTTCTCTATGGCTGGTAGGCATGTATCACAGGAAATCAAAGATGAATTTTCTGCTTTACCGTCTCACTTACAGCGTTATGTTCAAGCACTAAGAGAGGCAGGAAAATCTACACAAGGTTTTGCTACTTTGAATGAACAGTATTCAGCTAGAATCATTGAATCAATGGGACGTGCGAACGATTATCTACAAAATAAAACCACTCAATCCTCACGTCTAATGCAGTCATTTTCTGAGAACACAAATTTAGCACCGTTAACAAATCAGTTCCTAGCTTTAGGAAACAGAATGGAAGAAACGGCTAAACGTGGTTCTGTACTTAATGTAGCTTTAGCAGGATTAAAGCCTAATGCAAGTCTTAAAGATTTAAACGATAGAATGAATTTCTTATCTCAGGGTATTGCCCGTGCTAGAGGTGCCTTACTTGTATTCGGTATCGCTGGTGGTCTTGCTGGTTACGGAATGATTAAATTAGCAAGTGCTATAGATGATCGTGTTATGCCTGCTTTTGACAGAATGAAATCTCACTTAGTAGATGCATTTGAACCTTTTATTACATCGTTTGCTACAGCTATGGTTGTGGTCATGAACTTTGTAACTAAAATAGCAGATATGATAAATAAATTCTCTGAAGCTAATCCATTGATCTTTAATATGATTATGTGGATAGGAATGCTTACATTAGTGTTTGGTACCCTGTTAGCACCATTGGCGGCAACTGGTGTTATGGCTGAAGGTGTAGCTTTAGCGTTCGGTGCATTGTGGGCTATGATCGCACCGTTTGTACTCGGATTTTTAGCCGTTATTGGCGTAGCTTTGGCTGTTTCTGTTGCCTTTGTTGCATTGTGGGTATCTATTCAGCAACTTTGGAAGAACTCAGAAGCTTTCAGAACTGCATTTATTAACATTTGGAATAGCATTAAATCAGCCGTAATGGATAACTTTGTAACGCCTGTTATGGGTGCATGGAACCAACTTAAAGGTGCCTTCTCAAATCTGATCGCAACGGTAACTGGTGGGACTGGAACGATGGGTTCACTTTGGACGTGGTTAGGTAACATGATTTCAGTTGCCGTAACTTACATTGCCTCAGTTGTATTGCCTATCTTTAAGTCTGCTATGCAGATACTTGGAACGGTTGTTACTGCGGTAATTCAAGGCATTATAACTGCGGTTAACTGGATGTCTCAAATGTGGCAACAACACAAAGATCAGATCATTCCAGTACTTCAACAAATTGGAGAGGTAGTTAAAACAGCGATTGGTGCTGTCTCTGATTTCATTAAAGAAAAAATGCCTCAGATTAAGGCAACTATATCTGATGCAATTGAAGCTATAAAAACTGCTTTTAACTTTTTCAAAACTTATATCTGGCCTGTGGTTAAAGATGCGTTCACATTAATTTGGGGAATCATTAAAAAAATCATGCCGTTTATACTTGATATGGTAGTTGACACATGGAACACGATAAAAGATGCGATATCTTCAGCCCTAAATATTATCCAAAATGTAATACAGTTATTTTCAAATATTTTGAAAGGTAACTGGAAAGGTGCATGGGACAATGTAAAAGCTATCGTGAAAAATGTAGTTAAATTGATTTGGTCACTTATCAAACTTTGGTTCTTAGGAAAAGTTATGAAAGTGTTCGGACTGTTCAAAGGTAAGGCGGTTAAAGTCGTTAAAGATGCTTTTGAGAAAATGAAAAGTGGTATCTCTAATAAAGTTTCTAGTATCAAATCTACGGTATCTACGAAATTTAACGAGATTAAGGATAAGATTTTCAAGCCTATAGATAAGGCTAAATCTCAGGTATTGAAAATAATTGACAAAATTAAATCAGCCTTTGCAAGAATGAAAATCAAGATTCCTAAGCCTAAGGTTCCTAGTATCGAAATTGGTTCTAAAGAAGCCTTTGGCGGTAAGGTTAAGGTTCCTACATTCAAGCTGAAATGGCACGCTAAAGGCGGTATCTTCAATCAAGCTACAATGCTAGGTGGAGGAAATGGAGTTGGTGAGGCGGGCAACGAGGCTGTACTTCCAATTCAACATAAACGCTATATGGCACCATTCAGTAAGGCAATTTCAGAAAACTTACAAAAACTTAACCACGGTGAAAGTAAGGCAAATGGAGGCAACCAATATACGATTAACTTTAACGAACCTGTTGTTATTCGTGAAGATGCTGACATTACTAAAATTGTCAAGGAAATGGAAAAACGGGAACGTATTCAGAAACGTGCAAAAGGTACATTCACTTACGCTAAGTAGGTGCTTGTGCCTTTTCTTTTTATCTAAGAAAGGAAAGGTGAAATAAATGATTAACTTTGCTGGTGTAGATATTCCTAGCTATGTAAAAGTAAATAAAGTTAAACACTCAGTACTACCTTCTATTGAAGCTAAAACTGAAAAAGTGGCTGGTAAGGCTGGTGAAATTGATTTCGGTGTAGAGATTGGCACACGATCTATTACAGTAGATTTTCAGATCATTGCTGAAGATCAGCATGACATTATGAATAAAGCAACGGATTTAGCACAGTGGCTATTTCATAAAGAGTTACAACCATTAATCGTTATGGACGAACCTAGTAAACGATATATGGCACGAATTGTAAATGATACAGAATTAGATGAAACGTTTCGTGTTGGTGCTGGTACTTTAGAGTTCCTTATTCCTAATGCATATAAAGAAGCTACTGCTGAGAAATTAGTTACTGAAACTGTTGTAAGTGTTGACCCGTTTAACGTTGTTAATGACGGTGGCATTGATGCTTACCCTATTATTGATTTAACAATGCGTTCTGACAGCACTTCAATTTCCGTTATTACGGAAGACAAATTTATTATGTTAGGACAATCAGACAACGTAGAAAAATCTAAGGTTGCTGTTAACCCTATTGTGCTTTCTGATGAGTTCACTTCTTACAATGGTTGGACAACTGCAAGTAACGTAGATGGCGGTGTAGTAACTGGAACCTTTGAATCTAATAACTTTTCTATTCATCAAAGTGGAAAGGATTATGGAGAAGGCACAGGATGGCACGGTGCTAGTGGAATTAAGTCTTTATCTAAAACAGTTAATAACTTTGAAGTAGAAGCTATGGTGGGCTTAAAGTCTACTAAAGTCGATCAGATCGGACGTGTGGAGTTATATCTATTAGATTCCAATAATACCCAACTAGCAAAGATAGCACTTAAAGATATGGCTAGTGAAGGTGACTTTCCAATGTTTGAAGCAAGGGCAGGTGCCTTAAGTGGCGGTAAGTATATTGTTCAATCTTATGGAGATAAGAAAGGCGTATTTTCTCAATTCAATGGAGTGTTACGAATTAGCCGAAACGGTAAAAAGTGGAGTGCTTATATAGCTAAAGTTGATTCAAAAGGAAATCACACTACACGCCTTTATAAAGAATGGTATGACAGTTCAGGCTTATTTACTAAAACACTTTCTAAGATTCAAATTCATGTAGGTGCATTTGGTACTAGATCGCCTGTAAATGATGTATACCTAGCAGACCTTAAGGTAAGAGAATTAACGGCTGGTAACGTTGATAACTCTACACAAACGCCTATCATCTTTTCTAAAAATGATGTGGTTACTATTGACAATGAACGTGCTTTAGTGCTTAAAAACGGGGAACCTATTTACACTGTTCTTGACCCTTCATCTGACTTCTTCAGTCTTAAGAAAGGAATAAATGGTTTAATAGTTTCACCGCCTATAGCTGATGTATCAATTCGATTCCGTGAAAGGTGGTTATAATTAATGATATTTATTTTAGATAGTTTACAAAACACTGTAGGGGTTGCCAATAATGGTAGCCCTAAATCTATGCCCTATTTCAATGATTTACACACTGAGAGTTTAGAAGATGTTTCCACTTATGAATTTTCGGTACCAGCCGATCATGAGGATTCAGCGTTATTACAAATTGAAGGACACGTTATCATCCGTGATCTTGACGGAAACAATTTATTATTTACAATCAAAGAAATTACAGACGGCTATAGTGACGGTAAAAGAACTAAAAATGTATTTGCAGAAAATACGGCTGTTACTGAGTTACTAAGTGATGTTCAACGCCCTGTCACTTTAAACAGTACTACTCTTACTAATGCTGTTAATACTGTTCTTAATAATAGTTCTAGTTGGAATATTGGTACTGTCGAAGATACTAACTTTAGTATTGACTTTAGTATTGAGGACTACCAAACAGTTTTAGAAGCATTACAAGCTATTAGAACAGAATTTAACGTGGAAATGTATTACACTGTAGATTTAATCGGAACTTCTTTAGTTAACAAAAGAGTTCACTTTGTACAACAAAGAGGAAACGTTACTAATGTTCGTTTTGATTATTCGTATGATCTGCAAGATGTAAGCAGAACAGAAAATAGTGAACAGATCGTAACGGCTATTGTTGGTGTTGGTAAAGGTGATGATTCAAGTTCTCGTGTTGATCTAACTACTCTTCCTGCTTTTGATGATGGCGATTTTTACCACGAAGCTAATACAGATTGGATAGGTTCAAAGTTTGCTTTAAGTATGTGGGGCATTAATGGTAAGCACCGTTTTGGCGTGTTAATTGCTGATGATGCTGATACACAGCCTAGACTTAAAGAACTTACTTTGAAAGAACTTGCAGAACGTTCACAGCCTGTAGTTACATATTCGGCTAGTGTATCTACATTAGAAAGATTAACGGGCTATGAATCAAAGCGTTTAAGACTTGGTGATACTATTATCATTAATGACAAATCTTTCACTTCTCCTATTACTATTGAAGGAAGAGTTAAAGAGTTAAAACGTTCTTACACTGACCCTTCACAGGATGAAACAGATTTAGGGAACTTTGTTCCTTTAGCATTAATGGTAGACCCTGCTATTAAAGCATTACAGCAAACTATCTCTATGAATGAAGCTAAATGGAGTAATGGCGGTGGCGAACTTATTATTAAGCAAGACACTGAACCTACTGGAGATATTGCGGAAGGTCAATTGTGGTTAAACACTACTAACAATGTAATGTATTCTTAACATAACGGGGCTTGGGAAAAGATTACAAGATCGGTGAACATGCTGTGAGTGGCAGTAAGTTAGGTGACGGTTCTGTAAGTACAGTTAAGTTACGTGACGCTTCTATCACATCTGCTAAAATAGGTCAAGCTGAAATTAAGAGTGCTAACATAGATTTACTTGCCGTGCAAACAGCACACATACAAGACGCTTCTATCACACAAGCTAAGATAGGTAGCCTTGCTGTGGGAACCGCACAAATAATGGACGCTAGTATAAACAATGCTAAAATAGCTACGCTTGCCGTGGGTACAGCTAACATAATTGACGCTAGTATAACTAACGCTAAAATAGGTAACGCTAGTATTTCTAATGCAAAAATTCAAGACGCTTCTATCTCGACTGCAAAAATTCAAACGGCTAGTATAGACACTAGTTTGATAAAAGATTCTGCAATCACGTCTGCAAAAATTATGAATTTAGCCGTAGGAACAGCACAATTAGCCGATGCTAGTATCGTAGATGCAAAGATAGCTAACCTTTCAGCTAACAAGATTTCTACAGGAACACTTGACGCTGACAAAGTAACTATTAAGAATTTAAAGGCTGATTCTATTACGGCTGGTTCATTAACTATTGACGGTGAAAACTATATCAAGAATGCAAAGCTTTTACAGCCCACGGGTTCAGATTGGTATTTTGCAACTAATGTTAGTGTTGATACTAGTACTAAATTTGACGGTGTAAATAGTATCAGTAACATTCAGTCAGGTAACGCTTCTGATGTATGGCGAAACGCTATCTATTATTACAAGAACACACCTACTACAGAAGGTCAAGCTTGGGTAGCTTCTGTTTACACATATTCAGATGATATTACATCATTTGATAATGGGGCTAGAATGAACCTTGACTTTATG